TTTGGTCCAGACCCTGATTTAGAAGATGCAGAACGTAAATGTGGTGAAATGAATGGTGATAGATCAAGAAACGATAAAGGACAACTTATCGGTGATGACTTGTCTACACCAGATGTTAATGAAGCTTATGTTGGAGGTAAAAAACCAACTAAGAAGAAAGCACCAGCTAAGAAAGCAACTAAGAAAACTACTTCTAAGAAGAAGTAATAATGACTATATTTATAATACTTTGGTAAAACGAAGTATTATAGATATTAATTTTAAATAATGGAGGGCAACATGCCAAAGAAAGAATCGGGAATGTGGAAAAATAAAAATGCACCTATGAGTAAAAATTATCGCCAAGGCGGTAGTACCTATATGGGTGGTGGAATGACACCAGCAGAAAAAGCTTCTATTATGAGAGGCGGTAAATTATCTGGAATTGCAGAAATACAAGAAGGTCTAGGACAAGTAAGACCTGGAATGAAAAAAGGAGGAACTTTTGGAAACTTTAAAGTTCCTACTCTTGATGGAAAACCTAGACGTATTACTAGAAAAACACCACAAGAATCTAAGGTTCGTAAAAAACCTGGAATGGTTAAAGGTGGAAAAACTAAATAATTAATAAATAAATATTATTTATGTCTAGAAGTTTAAAAGATTCCAGACTTAAAAATGCTGGTGTAAGTGGTTATAATAAACCTAAACGTACACCTAATCATCCTAAAAAGTCACATGTAGTTGTTGCCAAAGAAGGTAGAAAGACTAAAACTATACGTTTTGGAGAACAAGGTGCATCTACAGCAGGTAAACCTAAAGCAGGTGAATCAGCTAAAATGAAAGCAAAACGTAAATCTTTTAAAGCCAGACATGGTAGAAATATTAAAAAAGGTAAAATGTCAGCAGCTTACTGGGCAGATAAAGTAAAATGGTAATAACATCAACATATTGGATAGCAATGACTGGAACAGATTTGAATAAAAAATTTAAAACTAAAAAAGTAAAAACAACTAAATCTGGTATTACTATAACTAGAATTAAAAAGGAAAAATAATGGCTACAAGTGGAACTACTACATTTAACTTAGACATAAGCGATATTATGGAAGAAGCTTATGATCTTTGTGGATTAGAGTTGCGTTCAGGATATAGCTATCGTGGTGCAAAAAGAGCATTAAATTTAGTTTTTTTAGAATGGCAAAACAAAGGATTAAATCTTTGGACAGTAGAACAAGGAAGTGCAACTTTAACAGCAGGAACAAGTAGTTATACAATAGATGCTAGTGCATTAGATGTTGTAGATGCTTTTATTAGAACTAATGCTGGTAATACTTCTAGTCAATTTGACCAAAGATTAAATCGTATATCTAGAACTGAATACAATCACCAATCAAATAAATTAACACAATCAAAACCTACACAATTTTATGTAGATAAAGATAATGATTCTGTAAAAATAGTTTTATGGTCAACTCCTAATTCTGAAGAAACATATACATTAATTTATGATTATGTAAAAAAAATAGAAGACGTTGGTACTGTAGCTAGTAATGAAGCTGATGTACCTACAAGATATCTACCATGCTTAACTTATGCTTTAGCATATAATTTAGCTTGTAAATCACCTGAAGCACAACAAAGAGTTCCAATGATAAGACAGCGTTATATGGAATTATGGGAAGATGTAAGTGAAGCAGATAGAGAAAAAGCATCTATAAGATTTGTTCCTGATATGACAATGAGTGGATATTAATGGCATACGCAAGAGCAAGTAAGGCTTTAGGTCAATGTGATCGTTGTGCATTTAGTTATAAATTGAATGAATTAAAATACGAAATATATGATGGTATAAGAAATGGATTGCGTGTTTGCAGAGAATGTTTAGATGAAGACCAGCCACAATTAAAACTAGGTGAATTAAATGTGGTTGATCCACAAAATTTATATAATCCTAGAATTGATACAGGAGAAAAAGACTCAACTAGTTACTATTCATTTAATCCTATTGGAGGTGGAGTAACAGAATTTGGTTCTTCAACAATGGGTTTAGATATTAAAGGTGAAATTGGTAAACTAACAGTGAGTACAGAATGAGTTGGACATTTACAACATTAAAATCAGCTATACAAGATTATACGCAAAATACTGAAACATCATTTGTTTCTAATTTACCTACTTTTATTGTTCAAGCAGAAGATAGAATAATAAAATCTGTTGAGTTACCTAATTTTAGAAAAAATGTTACTGGAACATTTACGGCAAGTAATCAATATTTAGCAACTCCCAGCGACTATTTATACCCTTATTCTTTAGCTGTATTAGATAGTGATAGTAATTATACTTATCTTTTAAATACTGATGTAAGTTTTATGAGAGAGGCTTATCCTCTTGCTACTACTACAGGTACACCAAAACATTATGCACAATTTGATGACACTACTTTTATAGTTGGTCCAACACCAAGCTCAAATTTTACAACAGAATTACATTATTTTTATATACCTCAATCCATTACAGTAGCTTCTGATGGAACAACTTGGTTAGGTACAAATGCACCAGAAGTATTGCTTTATGCTAGCTTATTAGAAGCGTATACTTTTATGAAAGGTGAACCTGACTTGATGATGAATTATGAAAAAAGATTTCAAGAAGCATTGCAAAGATTAACATTAGAATCAGATGGTTATAATCGCAAAGACGCATACAGGGATGGACAAAGAAAAATAAATGTCTAATGATCCTATTAAAGAACTAGAAGGCAAAGATATTGCAATAGTTGCTATGGGTCAGAGCCAATTAGATTTTCATTTAGCTCAAACACACAGTATATCTTTCGATGAAATATGGGCTATAAATGCCATGATAGGAATTTTACCTAACATTGACAGAGCATTTATATTAGACCCTATGAGTCGTTTTTTTGATACTGAAGATGCTGGCACAATGACTCCAATGATGAGAAATAAATTGACATTAGTTGATTATCCTATTTATTCTTGTGAATTAGATGAAAGAGTACCTGCTGTAGAAGAATATCCTTTAAAACAAATAGTTAAATATTCTAAAAGTGCTTACTTAAATAATACAGTAGCTTATGCAATAGCTTATGCTTTATGGAGTAAAGTAAAACAAATATCTATTTTTGGTGTAGATTTTACTTATCAAACTAATATGCACTTTGCAGAAGCAGGAAGAGGATGTGTAGAATTTTGGATTGGTAAATGTATTAATCAAGGTATACAAGTAGGAATAGCACCAAGATCATCTCTTTTAGATACAGATGTAGACACAAAACATAAACTTTACGGATATCACAGATTAGATAATCCACAAGTTACTTTTCAAGATAATTATGGCAATATAAATATTTGTAAATGGTCTGATATGCAACAAGCTGAAATAAAAAAACCAATAGGTATAATAGGTAGAGAAGACTTAAAACCAGTTGAGCCAAAAGAATATTAATGCAAACAGATAAATTTGAAATTTCTATAGGTGATCTAGGAGTACAAACTACTTCTAATAGAGGTCATACTGCTGAAGAAGTAGCTGAAATGGCTACTAATAAACTAATTTCTATAAGTGATACTGCTCCTGTAGAAATAAAAGCACAAGCTCATGCTTTTAGAGCAAGAACTAAAATGGTTGTTGTACATTACATACAAGAAGGAATAAAAAACCATACTTGTACTATATGCAACGAATTGGAAAAACAAGGTCATAAAGACCTAGCAAATATAATAAGGAGACTTTAATGGCGATAACACAAGCAATGGCAACAAGCTTTAAAAAAGAACTTTTAGAAGCAAAACATAATTTTTTAAGTTCTGGAGGTAATGATTTTAAATTAGCTCTATACACTTCAAGTGCAACTATGTCAGCAGCAACAACTGCTTACACAACTACTAACGAAGCAAGTGGAACTAATTACACAGCAAAAGGCTCTAGTTTAACTAGAGTTAATCCAACTACTTCAGGAACAACTGCATTTACAGATTTTGCTGATTTAACATTTGGAACGGCAACTATAACTGCTAGGGGCTGTATGATCTTTAATGACACCGCTTCAGGTGATCCAGCAGTAGCAGTATTTGATTTTGGTGCAGATAAAACATCTACAGCAGGATCATTTACAATTACGTTTCCTACGGCTGATGCGAGTAATGCGGTAATAAGAATAGCTTAACAAAGTAATTCAATATGTCAGTTGGATGGGGTAGAAGTACATGGGGTGCTGGTCCTTGGGGACAACCTCATAGAGTTGATGTATCTGTAGCACTTACAGGGCTTGCAGGTACAGGAGCAATAACTTCGGTTGCGACAACAGGAGCGGCTCTTCAAGGTGTTTCAGGGCTCGCTTCAACAATAGCTCTTGGTGAAGAAACCGTAACAGGTACTGCAAATGTTTTTCCAACAGCTGTTGCAGGGACAGGATCAGTTGGCAGCATCAGCACAGTTACTGACAATATACTTTCTATTTCAGGTCTTGCAGGTACAGGATCAGTTGGAGATGAAACAGTTCAAGGAGACGCAAATTTATTTCCTACAGGAATAACTGCAATAGGAAATATAGAAAGTTTAATTGTTTGGGGACTAGTTATTCCTGGTCAAACTGCTAATTACAGCTCGATTGCTACAGGACAAACTACAAACTGGGAAGAAGTTGCTTAACTAATAAGAAAAAAGAGAATATAATCAAACAGCACGGAGATAAAAAATGGCTAGTACATATGTAAATAACCTTAGATTAAACGAATTAGCTACTGGTGACGGTAGTGGAACTTGGGGGACAACGACTAATACGAATTTAGAATTGATTGGACAAGCACTAGGCTTCGGCACTAGAGCTTTAGCTAATGCTTCTACAGATAACATAACCATTGCAGACGGAGCTTCTGATTCCGACAGGGCATTGTATCTTAAACTTACAGGCGGTGGTCAAGCCTGTACTGTAAGTCTATTACCTAACACAGTTTCTAAGATGTGGATAATGGACAATGGAACAGCAGCAGCACTTACTTTCACACAAGGTACTGGAGCTAATGTAATTATCCCAGCAGGAGAATCAAAAATAATAGCCTCAGATGGAGGCGGTTCAGACGCTATCGTTTATGACGTACTTACCGATACAAATTTAGCAGGTCACACAAAACTTGATGACCTTACAGTTGGTGATGATTTAACGGTTACAGATGATGTAACTATAGGCGGAGATATAGACTTAGCTGGAGGTATTGATGTAGATGGTACATCCAACCTAGATATTGTAGATATTGATGGAGCGGTTGATATGGCTACTACACTAGCGGTAGCTGGTAACGTAGACTTTAATGGCGATCTTGACGTAGACGGAACATCTAACCTTGACGTAGTAGATATTGATGGTGCTGTAGATATGGCAAGCACGCTTGTTGTCGATGGCACAATAAACACAGTAGGCATCACAGGTCCTAAAACAAATTTTGCTGGCAGCATACTTATAAGTAACGATGCAGGAACAGGCACGTTAAACGCAGCTTCTAACAACACAGGATTTGGTAATCAAGCATTTAATGTTTTAACTAC